CGCCATCTTGCAAGAAACTGAAAACGCTCGCTGAGTTTTGAATCAGACTCTTAGAGGGTGACACCGCCCGGCCGGAAGTCTGGGCGCAGTTGTCAGCATTCTTGGGCCAGACGTGGGAACACGCCTCGGGCTGCCGGATGGCGCTGGCGCGGATGGCGATCGACTCGGGCGATGGTGTCACCACGGACGCGGTCTATTCCTGGGTGCGGGCGTCCGGGCGTGGTCAGGTGATTGCGATCAAGGGCGTGGCGGGTTTCGACCGCAGCACGCCAGTCGACGGGCCGACTTACGTCGAGGTGACGGAGGCCGGGCGGAAATTGCGCCGTGGCGTGCAGCTTTGGAAGGTCGCCGGGGCGGTGTTCAAGTCGGAGACCTATCGGTTCCTGCGCCTGATCGCGCCCACCGACGAGGAACTGGCCGAGGGCGCGGAGTGGCCGCATGGCTTTGTGCACATCCCGAAAGGCACCACGGCCGAATGGATGAAGCAGCTCACCGCCGAGCAGCTGATGACGATCAAGACCCGGCAAGGCTTCCAGCGGCTGGAATGGCAGCAAACCCGCGAGCGCAACGAGGCGCTGGATTGCCGGGTCTATGCCCGGGCCGCCGCCTGGCTGATGGGGATCGATCGCTGGGACAATCACCGCTGGGAACAGTTGGAAGCCCAACTCGACCGGCCAACCGGCCCCTCCGAGGCCCCGCCCGCGGGCCAGCCCAACCGGCCCGCGCAACCGACCACCGCAAAACGACCCGCCCCCTGGATGGGCACGAGAAAGAAATGGTTCTGACATGGCCTGGACACAAGCTGAACTCGACGCCCTGAAACGGGCCTATGCCGCGGGCACCTTGCGCGTGACCTCTGATGGCCGGACGGTCGAATATGGCAACGCCGCCGATCTTCTGTCCCGCGTCCGCATCATTGAGTCCGAAATGGCTCAGATCACAGGCTCGTCCCTGCCCGTCGCTGGTTTCGCCAGTTTCCGCCGGGGTGTGCGGTGATCACCAAGACGCCGCCCGTGATCCGCTGGGGCCTGATCGACCGGGCGGTGGCGCTGATTTCGCCACGTGCGGCATCGCAGCGCTATGCTGCCCGGATCGCGCTGGGCAATCTGTGCCGGGCCTATGATGGTTCCGCCAAAGGCCGCGGCACCGATGGCTGGACCACCAGTGGCAAGGCCGCCGATGCAGAAATCGGACTTGCCTCGCCCCTGCTGCGCGACCGGATGCGGGATCTGGTGCGCAACAACCCACTGGCCGCGAAAGCCGTCGCGGTTCTGGTCAACAGCCTCGTCGGCACAGGCATCCGGCCGAGGGCAGCGGGCGCCGACAAGGCCGCGAACAAGCTGGTCGACGATCTCTGGGCGCGCTGGGAGAATCAGTGTGACGCCGATGGCCACACGGACTTTCACGGGCTGTTGTCGCTCGCAATGCGCGAGACCATCGAAGGCGGCGATGTCTTCGCCTTGCGGGTGCGGCACCCGCGATCTGCCGGGTTGGTGGTGCCCCTGCAGATCGAACTGAAAGAGGCCGATCTCCTCGATGCGGCGACGTTCGAAGATCGCGCCGGTGGGGCACGGATCAGGTATGGCATCGAGCATGACAGCGCCGGTCGGCGCACGGCTTACTGGATGTATCCCGATCACCCAGGCGATGCGGCACCGGTGTTTAGCCGCCGGTTCGAGTCTGTCCGCATTCCCGCCGACCGGGTGGCGCATTTGTTCGAACGACAGCGGGTGCAATCGCGCGGTGTGCCCTGGGGCACCCCGGCCATGGCGGCGCTCCGGGATGTCGATGACTGGCAGCGCGCCGAACTGGTGCGCAAGAAGACCGAGGCCTGCCTTGTCGGCATCGTCTTCGGCGACGACGAAACCCAGCAATCGATCGCCCCGGTCGTGCAGGATGCCGATGGAAACCGGATTGAGCAGTTTGAACCGGGCCTGATCGCCTATGCGCGGGGCGGCAAGGACATCAAGTTCAACCAGCCTGCCTCGACCGCCGGGGTCTATGAATGGCACCGGGTGCAATTGCACATCATCGCCGCGGGCTGGCGGGTGCCTTACGAGTTGATGACCGGCGATCTGTCTCAGGTGAACTTTTCGTCCAGCCGGGTCGGCCTGAACGAATTCCGCCGGATGGTTGAGGCGATGCAATGGCAGATGATCATTCCGATGTTCTGCCAGCCAATCTGGGCTTGGTTCTGCGAGGCGGCCTATGCGGCCGGGCTGATCCCGACCGCCGATGTGCCGGTCGAATGGGCGCCGCCTAAGTTTGACAGCGTCAACCCACTGCAGGATGCCACGACTGACCTGTTGGAAACCCGCGCCGGGTTTTCGACCATCGCGCAGCAGATCGCCAAGCGCGGCTATGATCCGCGCAAGGTGATGGAAGAATGGCAGGAGTTCGCGCTCCTCGCCGATACGATGAACCTGATTTTCGACAGCGATCCCCGCAAGGTCAGCCGCGGCGGGCAGGTGCAAAGTCAAGACCCGGCAGCGCTCGACAGCGATGCGACCAAACCGCCGCAAGACCCCAGCCAAGCCTGAACGGAGCAAATCATGCCGAAAGACATCATCGATCTGCCCCTTCAGGGGCGGATGGCCTCAGTGCGCGCGGGCTCGGCCGATGAGGCCGCCCGCACGGTTGAAATCATCTGGACCACCGGCGCCACCGTCCGGCGCGCCCGGTTTTGGGACGAGGCTGTTGACGAAGAACTGTCGCTGGACGGATCAGCCGTGCGGCTTGACCGGCTGAATGGCGGCGCGCCGTTTCTGAATTCGCATGATGCATGGTCGCTGGACTCGGTGCTTGGCGTTGTTGTCGACGGTTCGGCCCGGATCGCAAATGGCCAGGGCACTGCCACGATCCGTTTCAGCGAGCGCGCCGATGTCGAGCCGATCTTCCGCGACATAGCGGGTGGCATCATCCGCAACGTCTCGGTCGGCTACCGCGTCCATCGCTATGACATCACCAAACGCGACGGCGCGCCCGAGTTGTGGCGCGCCGTCGATTGGGAGCCGTTGGAGATTTCCGCCGTGGCGATTGGTGCCGACCCCGGCGCGCGGGTCCGATCCGACACCACGCGCACCGCCACGATGAACACTTGCACCCTCACCCGCACCACAAACGCAACCTTGGAGGCCCCTATGCCCGACGATATCCAACCCGCGGCAGCGCCCGCACCCGTTACGCGCGCCATCGATCCTGTCCAGCCCCCGGCGCCGGTGATCTCCCCAGCCGCGCCAAACGCCGACGCGATCCGTGCTGAAGCGCAGCGCGCCGCCGCAGATATCCTGACGCTCTGCCAGCGCCACGGCCTCGACAACACCTTCGCCGCTGATCTGATCGGCCGCAGGGTGTCGCTTGATGCCGCCCGCGGCGCCGTGCTGGATAAGCTGGCTGAGGGTGATACCGTCGGCACCCGCACCGGCGCGACTGTGCCCGCTGCCGCCCGCGACAGTGGCGCCAGCGAGATCGCCTATCGCGACGCGGTCACGGACGCCTTAATGCACCGCCATGCCCCCGGCCTGCACCAACTAACGGACGCCGGGCGGGAGTTTCGCGGTCTGAACCTGCTCGATATGGCGCGTCATGCGCTGGAACGCCGGGGCGTCAGCACCCGCGGCATGTCGCGGATGGAACTGGCGACCGAGGCCCTGCAGAAGCGGGTGGGGCCTGGCTACCATTCCAGCGCCGATTTCCCGTTCATTCTGGCCAACGTCGCCAACAAAACCTTACGCTCGGCCTACGATTCCACCCCGCGCACCTTCACCGCCTGGGCCCGGCAGGCGACGATCACCGATTTCCGCCCGGTGCAGCGCACCCAGCTTGCCGGGGCGCCGGACCTGTTGCGCGTGCCCGAAAGCGGCGAGTTCACCTATGGCACCATGGGCGAAGGCCGAGAGGTTTACGCCTTGCTGACTTACGGCCGGATCATCGGCATCACCCGCCAGACCCTGATCAACGATGATCTCGACGCCTTCACCCGCATCCCCTCTGCCTTCGGGGCCTCGGCGGCCGACCTTGAATCCGATCTGGTATATTCGATCCTGACCTCGAACCCGCTGATGGGCGACGGCGTGGCGCTGTTCAACGCAGGGCACGGCAACCTTGGCACCGCCGGGGCGATTTCTGAAACCACCCTGGCCGAGGCCTACCGCCTGTTCGGCAACCAGCGTGGGCTTGAGGCGCGGCAAATCTCGGTTCAGCCCCGCTATCTGATCACCCCGCCCGGCAGCCGATCGGTCGAGGCGCGCAAGAACGTCACCGCCACCACCCCAAATGCCGTGGCGGGCGTGAATGCCTTCGCCGGACGCCTTGAGCCGATCGAGGAGCCACGCCTGATCCCGGCCGCCGGGGCCGATCCGTGCTTTTTGGCCGCCGATCCGAACCGGATCGACACGGTGGAGTACGCATATCTCGACGGCAGCAACGGCGTTTACACCGAAACCCGCATGGGCTTCGAGGTCGATGGCATGGAAATCAAGGCCCGCCACGACTTCGCCTCCAAAGCCATCGACTGGCGCGGGCTCTACCGCAACGCGGGCGTCTGATCCTTCCCGATAACCCCAAATCTCAGGAGACCTCTGATGAAAAACTTCATCGGCGTGGGCAACCGCGTCACCCTGACCGCTGCTGCGGTCACCACCTCCGGTCAACCGGTCCTGATCGGCTCGCTGTTTGGTGTCGCCGAGAACGCCGCCGCGATCG